ATTTTCAAATAAGTATCGGGATAGGTTGGTCGAAGAGTCCAAGCGTCTTGAAGATACTTAATATCTTTCGTCAGCCCGTATAAGTTCATATTGGCTAGAAACTTTTCCTCATCTGAGTCTGAGAGAGTAAGATATTTTTTAAAGTTCTTAATCGCTTCTTGCGGTTCTTGTTTCATAATCAGGGCATTCCCCATTAGCCAGTAACTTCGTGGGTCTTTTGGTCGGTCTTTGAGAAACTGTTTGGCTATCTCGTAATTTCTTTCCACACTTTCATCGATTCTTTTGTCATCGGTTAAGTGTAACACCTCTACTGTTTCAATAAAGCAAGTGTCCAGGGTGCGGTTTTCTTTAAAGTCCTCGTGTATCGCTCCCGCCCATTCAACACAACCATCATTTTTGATTATTCGGCTTTTAAGGTGTTTGGTGTCGCAAGTTCCATTCTTGTTAAAGTGATACAGATAGTGCATAACTCCTATGTCTATTTTGTTTTCTTCCATTTTCTTTAAAGAGTCTTCCAAAAAATCAGCTCCTTTTAAAACATCGTCACTGTCCAGCCAAAGAATATAATCTCCGGTAGCTTGAGCAAAATTAAAGTTCCTCGCTTTAGAAAAATCATTTACCCATTTAAAAAAACTCTCCTTGCCTTCATAGTATTTGATTACTTCAGAAACTTTTTTATTGGGCTTGTCTCCTGCTTGGGTAATGCAAATTTCATCTACATAATCAGCGGTGTATCTGAGACATCTTCCTAATAACTTAGCCTCGTCATCCGTTGGCTTAACAATGATACATAAAGATAATTTCATCTGGCTTTATTAATTGTAAAGGTTCTTTTTCTATATTCAGGAACTACAAACATTGGATATCTTCTTTTAAACCATTCATATTCTTTATCAGCGTCGTTTTTATCTTTCTCTTTGAATAGATAATCCTGGTTATGAATATTCAAAACTTCGTTTATTGAGCCAAGTAGTCTGGCTGGCAGTCTCATTCCTAAGGCGAAATCTCCATCTTTATCCAATTTCCCGTTATCCATTACCGCTTCTCCGTGGCTGTTATTCGGCATTTTGGCTCTTTTTTGTTTGATGTCCATTAACACCGCTTGATACTCTTGAGGATAATTTCTAATAAACGAACTAACACAGGCTTCTATGGTTTCTCTTCTTGTAATTGGTTTATTCATATTGCTGTCTCACCTTACGGGGCAAGCGGTGAGACCTGCCGCCCCGAAGGAACAATTAAAAATTACTTTAATGTTTTTAGTCAATGTCGAACCCTGATGCATACCAGTTGCTGTCTTGGTTTCTGACTTCAAGAGTCATAGCACCATAGATAGCTTCTGCGTCGTAAGCACCACTGGCTGGCATATCAAGAATCTTAGGTCTGATAAGATAAGCCACCTTCAGCTTCTCGGGTCTGATTGCTAGAACCGCACCCGTAGCGTCTGTTCCACTGATAGTAATGTATCGGTGGGCGTGAACCATAACTTTACCAAAACCTGTCTCGAAGATATCTACCGCCATTACGATTCGTTTTTCTCCTACTCCGTCATAGGTGATTCCGGTTTTATTGGTGAAATCGTCGGTCTTGTCTTTCAGGAAGGAACCCATATAGATATCAGTCGCCACCTCGCCATTACTGTTGTCCCAGTTGGTTTTCATCAATCCTTTGAGGATAGACGCTGACCAAGTTGTTCCAGAGTTATGCGCGGTGTGGTTGGTTGACTTGGAAATAGCCTGAATAATTCCTTTCATTTTAGCCGCCGTAGCGGATGAAACTCCTGAAACTAATGTGCTACGAACCAAATCGTATTCAACAGCGTTAGCCCAGTCAACCATACCTTTTGCCCTTTGTCTTGCCAATTCATCTTCGGCGTGATAGTGGTCAATAGCTCGTTGAACCTTTGTAACACTGTATCTTTTAGCTACTTCTTGCACAACATTGGTTAGTCTGGTTGGTGTGGATAGTGCTGTATTTGAGAAATCAGCACCTTCCGCTTTCGCCAGAGAACCGACTGTGTCGTAAGTGTCAGTCATTGTCTCGTGGACAGTGGCTGTCGCTTTGACTTTACCCAATTTATTATGGATAGAAGTCTCTTTAGCAGTTAGGTATTCAATCAACGAAAGAACATCCTCTTTTGCCGATGCATCACCATAACTACGTAAAATTTCGTCTCCTGCCATTTGTTTGTTTCACTCTAGCCCTTCTTAAAGAACTCTTTGACTAGGTTGAGTTTTGCGTCTTCCGAGCCGGTTTCAACTACCTCTTTTTGGAGGCGGTCTATTTCTTTAGAACGAGCTGGAGCAATTTTGTTGTTAGTTGTTAATTTCTTTCCAGTTCGTTGGCTTGACTCGGCGATTAATTGAAATGACTCGCTGTTCCACGCCTCTTCCAAACTTACACCCTGCCTATCGGCGTAAGCCTCTAGGGGTTCGATGAATGGTTTAGCGGTCGGCGTTTCAATGAGGAAGTCTTTTTTGGCAAGGTCTTTTTTGAGTTGAGCTAATTCCTTAGCCGTCTCATCAACCTCTTCCTTTTTAGCCTCCTCCTGTTTCACTTCCTTGCGTTTCTTAGCAAGGTCTTGGTCTCCGACTAACTTTTTGAGATTTTCATAGTGCTTGAGGTAATCCTCCTTGCTCTTGAACTCTCTGCCGGAGATTTTGTTAAGCTCTTCCAGCGATAATTCGCCTTTGCCCTCAACATCATCTCCTCCTTCTTCCTCGAACAGTTCGTCGATAGATTCATCCTCGGTGGATTCTTCTTCGACGTTGTCTTCGGAAGTGTCGGTTTCTAATGGTTTGTTGTTGTCCATATTTTAAATTAATTATTAATTCTGTAAAGTTCATCTTCTTCTTCCACTTTAGGCAAATCATCATAAGCTATTCCCCACAATCTACCTATCCATTCGTTTACTATTCTTATTGCTTTTTGACGGGCTTTCATTTCTTGTAAAGTATCTACTCCTCTAACAGTATCAGTTTCCCGCATTATCTTGGTCAATTCAATAAATATTTCTTTATTATCCGCTATAAATTTTTCTACTTTTTCATTCATTGTTGTGCCGCTACTGATTCTTGTATTTGACCGGGGACTGTTTGAGGTTCTTGCCCGACCGGTATTTCAAGTTGCTGGGGTGCCTGTTCCGGCATTTCTTCAATTAAGGCTTCTCCGTCTAATCCCATAGCGTCATACAACTCTTTAAGTGTGTTGCGTATTGGCATACCGGCTCCTGCTAACATTCCTAATGTTTCTTTGAGCATTCCAGCCAGTGCCGCTTTGTTGATTTGTTCATCTCCAATAGTGATTGATATGTCAAAATCAGTATCTAATAATTCATCAATTATAGGAATAAACCTATCTTCTCCCATTTCAGATAACTGCGCTACGCCTTGCTGTATCATTTGTTCAAGTATTTCATCGTTTAATTGTAGTTTTTCATAGGCTCCCATAGCCTCAACCTGCTTATAAATGGCATTTTCTACCAATTTTCGGTCTATTTTCTGCATTATTTTTGGGTCTCCGGTTATCCTCATAATGTAACTTCCGTCTTTTTTGGACTCTTTCTTGAGTTCTTTATTAATTATTGGAAGCATTTTATCCTTAATAAAACTACACAAGTCCATTGCTAGGTCTTCTATTCTAAGATTATAGCCCTTGCTTGTGCCTTGCTGTTCGATTAAAGCATTGGTAGCTGGTCGGTTTTTTGTAACTTCATCTTCGTGGGTTGTGCCACAAACCCTATTCCCCCAGTTATAAGCCTGCTCTTCGTCCTTATATGAAGAAGGGTCGATTGCACCTGTCTGTAACGGTTCGATGTCATCATTTACACCCAGTTTGATTCCTCCAGTAGTAAAGAGTCTCTTAAACTGCTGAGGGGTTATTGAGCCCTTCATTTTGAAAAGTCCCAAGTGAACTATTCTGCCCTTATTTAGTCTGAAGTTTATCACCTCATTCAAGTATGCTTGGATATTAAATAGCATCTCGGCTATTCCTCTGCCGTCAAATCTATTGGGTGCACGTTTTAATCTAAACTCTTGGTAGTCATCACTGTCCACTTCTTCAAAAGAATGAACCACTGGCGTGCTGTCCAGTCCGCTAACTACCGCTTTGCCGTAAATATATTCGTCACGGTCTTCTTCTTTGCCCGTTAGACAAAATTTGGGAAACCAACCGAACCTTTGAAATATTTCCACACTGGGTATCTCTTTATCCGTGCCTTTGGTATCATTGTCAAATTGCTCTACATTATTCTCGCCTTTGACATATTCGCTGTTTTCTAGTTCTAATTGGTCAAACTCCGGCTTATCAACAACTATTCTTTCCATTTTACCGCTTGATTGTTTGAGTGTTTCTGCTGCCGGGTCATAATACATATTAAGTCTGTCAACAACATAGACTTTTAATTTGCCATCTTCTTCTTCCGCTTTTAAAAATCCTGTTCCGTCTACTGCTGTTCTT